AAGGTAGCGGAGGGGATAGCTCCTGGAAGAATAGCCCATAGCTTTCGGAGTTCCTTTCGAATCTTTCCTTCAGGTTCAGTTCTGCCTGAATTTTTAAATCTGTAATGCGCAATGGCAGCACGGCGATGAGCGCGTATTCTACCCTCTTTCTTAGTAAACTTGCCGTAATCTTCAGGTGCACAGATCGCGATACCGCGATGATAATAAGCACCATCGAACAGATAGCAGATTGTGACACGGGGCCTGCGCTTCTCGTCGTAGAGGAATACATAGAAGGTTTCGAGCTCAGGTGCTCCAAAACGCGTAGTGATTGCAGAGTTAAACCTGGGCGGGCTAAGAGTAGACTTAGTACCGCCTCCACGCGCTCCTGTGTACAGTTTCAGGTCCTCTTTACTTTCAGCTATCCGAATCTCTTGCGGAGTATGTATCCGAGGTGCTTTGTCTATCCAGGCACCTGTGACCTCTGCGGTTACAACCCTGTCAGGTTCGTAAGGCTGCCATCTATCTTTAGTAGGGGTAGCACAGCATTCTGCGACACAGCGGCATATATTTATCCCGCGGTTATGTAAAAAACTGTGCCTACAAGTTCCGCAGTCATGGTAGTTCCGAGCAGACACCACGTCTGTCTCAGGCTTGGCTAGTTCCCATTTATCATTCCCTACGCAATCGCCTATAAACAGGCACCATCTCGCTTCCGGGTTAGTGGATCTGTGGCGACAATTTGAACAGTTTTCTATTTGTGGTATTGGCATATCCTCCCTCCTCATTCTAACTTTTTACCGTTTGCGTTCTCACGCACTTCCTTCGCATACTTCAACATCTCGGAACAGAGACGCTCTACTTCATCAGGGTTGGTGAAACGCGCAATAGACCGACCCTTGTTACAAAGTACAACAGCTCTGCGTTCGATTGATAGATAGACTGTGAAATGATTGGTCTGCATATTCGATCCTTGTTAAAAAGTGCCGGAGTTCGGTCATCGACCTCCGATAAAGCCCCCACATAATATAGGCATTCCGGCACTCGCCGCCAAGCAAGGCTACTTTAATGTCCCCAAAACATTAGCCTCTCCAGCTTTTGTTACCCTACGCTCTTCACTTCTCCGTTCGCGTAAGTCCACAGTCCACCGCCGCCCTCGGACAGGAACTTATCATTGGCATATACCATCGCCATTACCTGCGGCCTGACTGCGACCGGAACCTTCACCAACGCTGCCGGGATCTCTTTCTTCTGGAACTTGCCGTTCTTCTCACCCAGCAGTTCGAGCACGAATGTAGTCGCGGCTTCCTTCACTGCATCGTCTGTCGCTGCGGTCTTCTTACCCTTGACTGCGCCTGCCTTCTCTCCGGGCAGTTTGACGATACGATCCGGGACGAGGATCGACTTCGCATACTCTTTGCCATCTTTGCCGGTCTGGGTCTGAGACACGTTGCCTCTCTTGGGGAGCTCTTTGCGTATCATGTGCGCAACTACTCCGTCCAAGCAAGCAATAGATGTGGTCAGCTGGTTCTTGGGGAAGCCGGCATTGATCATCTCGGTCAAATAGATGGCCAGATTGGAGTTCTTGGTCATGGCGGTTTTGCTGCCAACCGGGACCAGTGTTTTTGCATCATCGCTCGGGACCCAGTTCTGGGCACTTCCCGCGCTGAGATACTGGACCGGGTACTCCTCGCCCGATTCGTTATCGACCATCTCCAGCTTGAGGCACGGGGCCGGAGCGTCTGCTTTTCCTTCGTAATCGTACATCACGAAAGAGTGCTGCAATTTTGCGATGATGTCATCAATCAGTCCTCCTGCGACGAAATCATCAGGATTCAACGATATGGCTTTTACTTCTTCACTCATGTTTATTCTCCTATTAATAGTTATCGAATTTTACATCTTGATGCTTTTCAGCTAACTCACGCTCGATCAGTTCAAGCTCTTCTTTGCGTATCTTGGGCGTTTGGCCCTCTCTCGTTCCTCCTTTCTTATACTTTCTGGCGCACCAGTGACAGAGAAAGTGCGCGCTGTAAGGTTTATCCGGGGTGCACTCGGCATTCCGGACGAATTTAAGATCGTGCCAGGCTCGATGTTTGCCGCAGACCTGACAGTAGAAACCGTGCTTAATAATCCGATGTGCGCCGCGACGAGGGAAGTTCTCGTATTCCATCAGGTGCCCGAAAGAGCGTGGATCTACGGCGCACTCTTCTGCGCAGAGTTCGATTGACTTCTCCTCCAGATAGTATTTGACTATTATCAGTTCCCGGATATCGTTGAAGCCACATCGTTTTGAAACTCCTTGCCAGTCGATTGTCAACTAAGTCGCTCCTTGGTTAAAGAATACTGGCAGACAGGATTCGAACCTGTGTGCAGGAGGCCGATGGTCTTTTACATTTGTCCTGCTCTATTTATCCGACCTGCGTATCCATTCCGCCACTGCCAGCTTACTACCGATCATGCTGTTCGGGAGAGGCACTTTGAGCGCACCCAAAGGAAACCACTTAAAGCGGCTTTTATAAACATAAGTAAAACAGTTGTACTATTCTATCTTATCTTATATTTACTGCTCACCTTCGGGCTTAATGCCTCTCCCGAACAGCAGGATATTATTTCAAAAACATTCAGTTTAGTTGAGAAGCAGCCGCCCTTGCGGGAACCTGGGTATCAGGTTGGAGGAGGGGGAACCCGGCTGCTCAAAGCCCTAGTCTACTGTTTGATTAGTAGGGTTGTCAAGATCTTTCAATTCTTCCATTAGTTTCTGTGCATAGATTTCGATCTTCTCCGCATCACGGTAAGGTGTACCTTTATAAGGCAACCTGAGTGCGTACTTAATTATGTTGCCGAGCAGGAAGCCCTCATATGGATCGAGATTAGCACCGCTGAGTTTGACCTTGATCACGTCGAGGACTGATACGCCGCCGATATCATAATGCTTAGACTGTGCATCCAGATTCAGATTGCTCATCCCCGCACCTCGCCCTCTTCCAGCACGACCGTGCACTCCTTCCCGTCCCCTACGCGTTCCATCCATATCTGGAAGTTCTCAGTGTCTGCCATCTCGGTAATCAGCTTAAGGTTCTCAGAATCGAGCAGGCTCCCATCACGAAGCAGCAGTACGCGCAGATCCGGATTAAGTGCCATACCCATAGCGACTGAGATACGGAGACGCTGGGCTCCGCTGCACTGCGGAAAGGGGATACCATTAAACGATACACCGGTCTCATCGAAACTCAGCCCCTCGACAGGGAACTTCGCTGCGGACAACGTATCCGATTTCTGCTGATCGATCTCGTCTATCTGCCGGGTCAGCTCTTCGGATTCGATTAACTTGGCCGAGTGCTCCTTCTCCATCTCCTTGCGCTGTTTCTTCAGACGGACTTTCTGATTGGTCGCGTCTGCGTCCTGGATCTGCTGGAGGATCGGGGCAGTAGGTTCGTCAATGAGCTCCAGGCTTGTCATCGAATCTAACAGGCTCTGGTTCTGTTCGAGATCGCGACGTTCCGCTTTCAGTTGGGCTTCGAGCTGATCGATAACAGCGACAGTGCGCACCACTGCGGCTGTGATGTCTTTGATCTGGTTGCGCAGGGCCTCGTTGTTGTCGTTGACTGTCTGTGCTGCGCCGAGCTTATTCGTCAGATCTGATACGCTTACTTCCTCATCAGGCGCATTCTGAACCGGGATTGAATCGACCCGTGCTTTCAACGATTTCACTTCCGCGTTAACTACAGTCCGGGCCGAATAGATCTGCTGCCGCTGTATATCTAATGCTGTGAAGTCCAGCCCGACTAACTGCTTAAGCGTCTCCAGCTGCTTCTTCTCTTCCATCTGCGCGAATGCAAACGGATCGAATGTGAGCTTACCGGTTAACTTGTCGAGCATTGACTGCGGCGACGCGAACTGCTGACCCTCTGCATTGGTGATAGAGATCTGGCCACCGCCTGACTCGGTTATAGTCCGCGTGATCAGGATCTCAGGTAAGCCGACTTCGCCCAGATCTAACGAGATCTTGGCTGACTTCGTACCTTTGCGCACCGGGGCCTTGTCGTAGGATTTCTTACCAGCCAATGCGAACATGATCGAATCGAGTGTACTGGTCTTGCCCTGCTCGTTATTGCCGCCAATGACAACCATGTTCGATTCAGGTGTGATCGAGATGGCCTTGAGCTTCTTGACGTTTTGCGATTCAAGTTTGATGATTTTCATTCGTCATCCCCTTCCCCTGGAATTTGTCTACCAAGGAGTCTCCGCGCTCTGTCCATTGCGGGTTTCATATCCGCATTCATCCAGTCTGCGAATACTCGCACAGAGTACTGTTTGCCCCCTGCTAAGGATTCCCAGGCATCGACGATCTGATTAAGCATTCTTTCCATATCCGCGAGTTTTGCGTTAGCCATTTGTCTGTGCCCCTCCCTCTACCTTGCTCTCCAGCTTCTCCTTGATATTCGGCATAGGTTTGAATGAGATCTCGGTCGTCACGTTCATCGCTGCGTTATCCGCTTCGAGCACTGTCTTGAATTTGATCTCGAACTTGTCGGTGTCGTTGCGAATAAACGCTGTGTTAAGCATGTCGCTGTAGGTATCTACCAGCCCCTCGAGTTGTTGTTTGATTTCGGCTAATACTGCTTTGGTGATTCGTTGTTCGTCCATGTTAATCCTCCTTTAGATTGTTATGCTTTTAAGTCCGGGTGCCCATCTGCGAGACCCTCAAAGAACTCCCTGAGAATTGTCCGCAGATTAATAGGCACCACTTTCATACGACCTGCCACCCTACGAAGCACTATTTTAGGACTTCGAGTGTATTCTGTCAAGAACTTATTTTGAGAGCCGTAGATCTTCTCGACTATATCGGCGACGAGTTGTTCCATATCTAAACCCCTCTCGTATAGCCATTAAGCATTCCCCCAGTATATTCAAACCTGTACCGTTGCAGATCCCCCAGAATCTATCCCCCCATGTATTACCTTCTATCAGTTGCGCTGAACCTGTAGCACACAACTTAATTCGAAGATCTTCATTCAGGACAAATTTCTGTGTGAGAAACCCATACATAAGTTCTACTTTAACGTCTTCCCAATCGGGGCGTAAACTCAGAGTCCGACCCAGCTTCTTTGCCTCCGAAGGCGTTTTTCTATTGGAGATGTCTGCGCGACGGCCTCTATCAAGAGTTTTAGCGGCTTGAAAAGCATGTTCGACTGTTGGATAGCTTATTCCATACTCATCTGTTATAGGAAAACGCAAAGGGTAGAAATTAGATAAATAGCGGTATAAGCCTTGGAATTCGTAAATTGTAGTTTCCATATTAGAACCCTATTAACTGAGCAGGTTTGTGGAGAGAAGTTGCATACTCTACTTCTCTACTTACGCCGAATGATTCCTCCCACCCTGGCAGATCGAGTACCCACAGCTCATCGCACCACTCGATGAATGCGTAGTCCTGCTTCAGCCATACCTCATGCGTGTGCTCCGTCAACCCCTCTTTCTGTATAGGCCATGAATGACTGATAGGGCTGAACACGATATGGCCATCGCGGATCAGCTCTCCTGCTTTATAATTAAGCATCAAGAACCGCATCTCCATTATCGCAGGGCACTTGTGGTAGAATGGTCCGGCTAAGTAGATCCTCATTCTGTTACAAACCTCGCAATAGTTTTCCAGAAACTTAAGCGACTGTATAGAATAGGTGCACAGCGTATGACTCTATCGGTCTTTAGCACAAAAGCTGCGCAGATTCCTTTATAGGTTACTTGGTACAATCCGTCTCTCACAACTCCCTCGCTGTCGGTATTATATCTGTTGTTTTAAATGCTGCTCTGAACCACGCTGGGCTGAAATCTTTGTACGCACTTAATATCCACCGCACATTGTCGTCTATAATAAAGTTCTCGCTCCAGTCATCCGGTGCCCGTGTAGCCCGGCCTACTGTCTGAATAAGCGATTGGATCGCAAGATACGCAGAATAGTCCGGATCATCCTCCAATCTTGCTTTGAGTATCGGGCTCGACATATCCGGGAATGCAACCTTGCCTATAATCTGAAACCTGCACGACTCATGGTCAAAGTCATAACCGGTAGTCAGACTAGGGCTCACCAGGATCGCAGGCTCCAAGCTCTGTTTGAACTTACTCACTACCTTCTCCAGATCATCTGGGGCATGACTCAGCATCAGGTCCCGGTGCCGGCTATGCGTTAACAAATAGTCCCGGCGTTTATAACTCACCGTATGTATGATCCCCTTCCTGTCTAATCTGCCGTCTAAGATCTGATCTATCCTTGACAACCAGCGTTTCTGATCTGTATCTGTGTTATTGTTATTCATCTTCAGCGTGGGTATGTGCCACAGCATACGGTTTTTGACAGGGAATGTCGAAGGATATTCGACAATGGTGTTTGATTCCGGCTTAACCCCCAGCAGATCAATCGTCTTCTTGCACACTGTAGCGGACATAAACACGACATTAGGTATATTCTTGAACAGTACCCCTTCGCAGTATTCCTTGGGCCACTTCGGGGCGAATTGGATCTGATGTTCGGAGATCTCGAGTATCCAGTCCTTGTCCATCTTGGGGATCTGAGTGAGTGAGTTCTTCAGTGAGTTCAACTGCGCGAGTGCGCTTCGAGACGCGGACGTTACTCTGCCCCCGGTACTCGCAGCTTGGCCCCGGATATACTCGATCTCTTTATCTACGTATGGTTCTGTCTCTCTGGCCCAGGATTGCCAGAACTCCAGCTTATCCGAGATCAGTTTGGGTAAGAAGCCACATGTTACAGGATGATTGCGAGGAAGCGTAACAGTAAGGAAATCAGCCACAATCTGAGGAATGTTATGGGCTTCGTCGAGAACCAGAAGATCGAACTTTCCGAGCCCTTCTCCATATAGGTGATTATACATCCAGAAGTGGTAGTTGGTAATGACGAGCTGAGATTGGATTGCCCGGTCAATCGCCCTGTAATATGGACAGGTTTTCGAAAGGCGTTCAGGACATTGGAAACCAGTGATACAGAGTCCTTCGTTGCACCTCGTTCCGTCTGATTCGAGAAGACAATAGTAGGCATTTTTCCCTCTTACATCTGTCAAGCCCATAGGCGCAAAATCCCTGAGCAGTTGTGTTTGTAGTGCTTTAGTGCCAGTTAGGATAGCGGTACGGTAGCCGGCCATCTGAGCAGCCGCCATATACGTTAGCGATTTTCCGGAGCCAGTACTCAGGATACCTGTAAAGAAGCGATTCGGTTTGCTGAGAACCTCTTGCACCGCTTCAAATTGGCGTGGATACCAGCTCTTGAACTTCTCCGGTAATCCAAACTCGTACGGAGCCGGATAATCAACCACGCGGCATGACCTCTTCGTAACTCAACTTCACGCGGCTATTGAGTTTCTCCCACCAGTCGAATACTAATGAATTGCGGAAGCTCTCGCTATACTCGTCCCATCGATACGAGATCCCGTGTTCGCGCCGAAGCTCCTCGGTGTCTATAATCTCCGAGTGAGTTACACCCGGCGCGATCTCTGCTTTGAATTCGACTAACATGTTAATCCCCTCTCTGTTAAATAGTAATACCCTAACCAGTGGCACCAGTTCTCCGCATACTCCTCATTTGGGTAAGGGCGGATCTCGTAGAGAAAAGGTGGGCCTTCGGGTAAGCGTTTAATACGTACTTTCTCGATGTCGTCGAGTAGCCATCGCGCTTCAAGTGGGAAGTCGATAGCAATATCCTTGCCCCCTTCTGGAAACATTGCGGATATAAGACTGTCTCGGACGGTCCCCATTACTCCCCCTTTTTATAAAGTGCTCTGACTCTCTCCCACTGCTGACGATCATAAATCTGACCGAGTGGGAGAATCCCCCCTTTAAAGGATACCCGTGCGCGGTCGTCACGCTCAAACGCTTGTTCCAGTTCTGTGCCGATCAGATCACGGTCGTGCCTAGGAATACGTTTCCAGTTCTTTTTAGCCCAATCTACCCACATACCAGGGGCGACTGAGCTCCGGCCTAAGCAATAACGAAAAGACATCCAGACCATGAATGAGGGCAAGTTCATTGCTCACTTCACCTCTCGTCGTAAACGTTTCGAAGTTATAACGTCTGAGACCTCACTAAAATAGTTCATGCAGGCGTCGCAATAATAAAGAGTTGCCTCTCTCCAGAACCAAGTATCCCCTCCACGCGCACCCGTAAGAAATAGCTGTCTAGCACTATTCTGGTTATACATTCTCTCTTTGCATTCTGGGCACTCTCTGACCATATTACTCTTCTCCCAACATCTGCGACAGATTAACCTGCCCGGCCTCTTCAATCAGTCCGCCCCAGCGCATCGTGAGCTCTTTGGTATACTGATCCTTCCAGTACCCCTCGGGCATTGCGCGTAACTTCTCGGTAACCTTGAGCACGAGTCTGACCGCCTCGCCCTTGGCCCCGCGTCCCATATGCTCTGCGACACGCTTATTAAGCTTCTCGAATAAAGTGAGGAAGTCCTGGTAATACTCCTCTTCCATTATTATCGCATTGACTGCATCAACTGTCGCCATTATGCTCGGTATCCCAGAGCGTAAATTCTCCAGAGCCTTGAGTAATAACGCGTCTGCGAGTCTATGAAACTCACTTGCATCTTTGAGCGGGAACTTCTTGCTGCTGATGATCCGTGCGATCTGCTGTAAGATCCCGGGCTGTGAGCGATATTGAACTCGAACACTGTGGCCATTGGTATCACTAGCTGAAACGCGGAAGTCTGCTTCTTCGAGTTGTGCGATCTGAAGACTGTTATCTGAACCGACCTTTACATCCATAGTAAGCTCTCCTTGATAGATTATTTGTTTGGGTCGTAGGGGACGAGGACTTTGCGGCCATCGAGTTCTCCCAACACGTACTCGTATTCTGGGGTTAAAGCAATAACACCGAAATAATGATCGAGATTAGCGCATTGTTCTACTGCACGGGATAACGCCGCTACGTCTTCAACGTCGATGAGTTGTTCGACTGGTATACTCACACTCTCCCTGTTATTGATCTTTATACTAATCTTTTTGTACGGCATTCGTATTCTCCTTTGTTGTAATATACATCTCGGACTTACCGCCATAAATCGTCCCCTCTTCGATATAAATAGAAGGCCGGGGCTCGCGGTGTTCAAGTGCATCGAGTCTATCCCATGTCTCCCAGAGCACCTTGCTGAGGAAGATGTTATAGGATACAAGCCAGAGCCAGAAGACCCATAGGAGTATGTGTCTTAGTGTATTAGTCAACTGATACACCAGCACACCTCTGCATCTCTTGGAGCGTTCTGGCACGTATAAATTCATACGGTGTAGGCGTAGTGTCAGGAAGCAGAAGAGTAATAGGCTTAAATTCGTCCAGATCTTCTATACAAGGTTCGAGTGCGTTACTCACCGGCTTAGGAATCTCTTCCTCCTGGATCACGCTCTCGACCTGGATCGCATCTGAGGTTATGTTTAATCGGATCTCGATTATTAACTTAGGCATTAGCATTCCCTCCATGAACTGACTAGTTCAGCAGACTTCCCATATTGTACTCCGAGCCAAGTTATACATGCTTCCCTGCTGGTAAAATCCCAAGCGTAATAGAAAGAGGTAGGCCCGCATTCGGACGAGCAGCTCCCTTCCTGTGTTTTCCGGAAACCCAACCATCTCCACCCGTACCAGCGCTTACGCTGAATGCGATATATTTTTCCGTCTGTTAAGATTCTAACTTGCATAATTCTCCTTTGTATACAGCTTTTATCCCAGATACTGTACTCTACGGATATCGAAGTACAGTCGTACGTGGGGACAATACTACACTGCGCTATATCAATTTGTCAACCATTATCTTAAGTAAATTCTTAAACTGTCTATCAGTCGCCTTTGCCATAATCGCATTCTCCAATTCAATAATCCGCTTCTCGGGCGTGTCATAATAAAGTCCGTGAAGTGATTCGTGTATCAGTGTTGCCATTATATCCTTACACGGGTTAAGCTGCAACACTTCGAATCCTGAACTCATTATAATCTTATCGCCTTTTCGAATCGCAGTGATCGTAGGGTCAAACTCCCTTGCCTTGTTCTGCCATTTGAGTTTACTATTAAGCTTGACAAAATGATCCTCCTCGCGCAGGTATTTGCGTATCCTGGCGAGGTAGTAATTCGTCTCGGAATAGGAGAGTGCGAAGGTCATACTTAGCCTCAATCTAAGATCTTTCGTAAATGGTTGTTCTACCTTCCAGCTTATCTTGTTGTTGGGCTTCTTCGAGAATCATATCCATGAAAGTTCTCTCGAAACGGCTATCCCAGTCGTCTATACTCTTTCCGTCACAAAAACAGTAAGCCAGCAACACGATCTCGATTTTCTCACCTTTGAGATTTGTGAATTTTAGTGTAGCCATACTCCCCTCTCACTTAATATTTGGTGTATAGATCCCATCCAGATCCGGTGTCAGTATCGGCATCGTATCTAAGTACAGATCACTGACCCGGTTAATCCCGTGCTTCGGATGCATATAGAAGATCTTCTGGCTGGGCACGGTGGACTGCGACATCCGGTTGATACTCAAGTCATCCCCTCCCACCAGACTCCCATTAATAAGTATATGCTCACTGAGCTGGGCAGGGGAATGGAAGTGCCCGATAAGCTGATAATTAACGATCATGTTGTATAGATTCGCGAGCTTACGGTACTTTCTATCCAGGCCATAATAAGGCGTACCCGAATAGCTCATTACCTTCTCGCCGTGGGACAAGTGAAAGTTAAAGTCCCCGTTGCGCACCAGCATCTCAGGCGATTCACTGACGAATACCTTGACGTTCTCCTGCGACCGGAGCGACATCTGAAGCATTCGGTACAGCAGATAGTCGAAATTGGTCAGGTAATGGTTCTCGCCCTTCGCTCCAGGCCGGCCATGATTGCCTATCGCACAATTGTGGACTGCAATATTATTTGCAATATAACTCTCGTCATCCTCTACAGTAAAATTATAGACAGGGCCAGAATACTCCACTTCGGTTTTAGTTTTTAGCTCCGTGAAGAGATACTTATCATAATATTTTATCCGGCTTCGGCTATCAAGTTGAGAACTGAATCCCTTATGGATAAGATTAATAAAACTACCGAAAACTCCGAGAGTGTAGGCTTTAGAGTGATAGGTAATACTTTTTAGAGTCTGATTCCGAACGTTGCTAACAGCTTTCCGGTAAGAAACTGAAACTGGTATTTTGTTATTGATAAGAATTGTTACTAGTTGTTCTTTTAGGGTTTTAGATATAGTTACGCCTACAAGAGTGTCACCTTCTGACCCCTTCCCAAAGCACCCGTCTCCATAAAACCATCCTCTAACAGTTTCCAATAATAATGCGGGTCGCAAAGAAGTCAATTTTGAGTGCAAACGTTTATTTCCCGCACCAGACCCACAAAGTATTTCGAATAACTCCGCAAGCACGTTACTGCCTACCATAAGTTGCGTAACGTGCGAAGCGGGTTTGTAAATTCGATAAGAAGACAAACCTAATTCACGTTTCAAGATATCTTCAATATCTAAAAGATAATTTTCTTCTTTCTGATTGAAGGTGAAACAGATACCCACACGATTTTCCCTGCCGCTTATAAGGTGCCCCTCCGCTAGAAAATACCCCAAAAGCCGCATAAAGTCTGGGGTAAGAGGTATAATTCTAGGCAACATTTTATCTGTATGTGTATGCCAGAGTCCAACTCTACCTTTTAATTCCTTGGTAATCCGCGTACCGAGATAATCGTATAGATCAATAACCTCAAATTTAGAATCGAAGTCAAACTCTTGTTGAACAGGCACAGCTAGATAATCCCCTTCTACTAATTCTGAAGCGGGATAGAACTGGGGGATAACCTCACCTCGCCGTTCTTTACAGTTCTTACAGGGATAATAAGATTTTTTATCTTCAGGTTTAAGCCAACATACTGCATCTCTTTTTTTCCAGTTTTCGATCTTACAGGCAAGACTGTTACGTTTTATGGCGAGAATTGGGTGCTCAGGTGTAACTCGAAGAGGGTAATCATAAATGCCCTCAAACATCAACTCGACGAGAGAATTACCAGAAACTTGACGCGACATTATTTTTGTAACTTTCTTCTTCTTTCCGGTATGCGTAAGAACTTCGTCCCCATTTTGGATATCAGCTATATTTTTGGTATTCAGATCGCTCATCTTAATCTGTGTCTCAGGGGGGCAACAGAAGATCTCAACGCTGTTGAAGATTCCGGCAAGGCCCAGGATGACGTTAGTATTCAGCTCCAGCGCATAGAATAACTGCTCTGTAAGAAACAGATCCAGCGCGTAAGATTGCCCCTTGTAAATATTCTCTCCTGTTACTATGTCACCCAAATAATACAGAACGAGTTTATTGAGCCCGAGCGGAGAACTGTCCTGCTCTTTGAACGTGAGCACCTTCTCTACCCAGCGGTTGAGCCGCTTCTTATACGTGGCTGCGTCGTAGCCGCCCAAACCTTGAGTGGACTGGGGGGTAATCTTGGCCCCCACGTGATCGTCTGAGCGCATCCCGTGCATCTCCAGGTTCTCCCGGCTATGCAGATTCTTCGGTATGCTTACCGGTTTGATTTTCATCTTGGCTATCTCGGCAGAACAGTTATCGATGAATAGTTTGAGTGCCTCCTCGTGTGACTGGAGCCGGGACATCAACTGTTTGTTCTGTCGTACCAGTGAATCCTTAGAATATTCCTGCGTATCTGCGGCAGGCTGCGGCGCATCACCCATTAGATCAACCCAAGTCTTACCTGTGAGTGTGAGAAGCACTTGCCGGCAGGGTAGTCCATTAGGGTACCCTACGCATTTACCCTTGCCTATCTTGTCATAATTGTTTGCACTGAGATAACCGTAGTTTGCAACGAATTGCTCGAATGCGGCAAGCGCACTGTCAGCTGTCCATTTAGTTGTCATTAAGTCCTCCTTTCGATTCGATAAATCTAAAATGAGCTTCATCCTTTTCTGGCAGAGAGATATGCGGACAAATCCAATTATTGATAATCTCGGTTTTGCAAACAATCTCTTTTGTTCGTACGGGGAAGAGGTTGCTGAACCAGATCGGCAGATAATCGCGTTTAAAATGTTGCCAAGCTGTTGCAGGAACGTGTACGTGATCATAAAAATATTGCTGTGTGGTGTTACCTGCTAAGGAAGTTTCGAAATGGAATATAAGATGTTCATACAGCTGATCATAGAGTTTCTCATAATAATGCCAAGCTGTCAGATTATCGAGAGCACTCTGAGAGATCTTACACTGGCAGTCCAATTTGAATCTGGGTATAAAATAGTTCTTAACCCATAGATCTATAGTGGGTAGAGCTAAACTCGGTTCACACCGTTTCATTAAGTCCTCCTCGAATAGTTAATAAGATAGAGCGAGGGTATGGTTGAAGTCCACACCCCCGCCAAGGAAAGGAGAATCACTATGCGAGATTAGTCTAAGAGGTAAGAGGTAGTGTTGTCAAGTTTAAATTCGTCACTGTTTAAGCTTCGGCATATTCTCGGCAAATTTCTGGATCACCTTGGGTGCGAATGCCGCAAGCATAAACATCACAGTCAGATACATTCCATTGCCGGAAGTGTCGCCCCTAATCAAAATATACCAGGAGAATATAAGCGCCTGGAGAAGGCAGGTAAAGCTCGCCATACGCAGGAAGGATTTGACCCCGGGGGCCTCTTCCATATAACCAGTTGGTCGTGTAATTTCTTCTGTCATGTACAGCTCCTTAAAAAGGGACACTTAGTGACAGGCCATAGACCAGATCAGGTCTATTGTAGCCTACGAAAGGTCCTATATAGAGGTTATCTATTATCGGGAGAGACTTACCAATATTGTAAGCTCCCGGTGAGAACTTGAAAATGTAATCAGTATTGCTGCGAATAATCCCGAACTCCACGAATTTGAAATCGAGATCCGAGTGGGTCCGGCCATATCCGGATAAGCTGAGACTTAGCCCCGCACCGACGAGATGCTGAGTTGCGTCGAGATCAAGTGACAGTCTCGGGTCCCACCAGTAGAACTCTTTCGTGCTCTTCTTCAGCTGGACAAACTCCGCGTCTACCTTGAGCGGCAGCTTAATCCCTTTGCTGTCTGAATCTTTATTATTCTCGGCCCAGGCCTCCACGTATGTATTCCATTGCCCATCTGCCTGTTCGGTTTGCACTATCTTGGTCTTATACTCTATAGGGTATATCCCCGTTTTCCACCTTTCGCTCTCGTCCTTGTTGGGATAGGTGATCGACCACGCCCAGGGGATCGAGATAGTCTTGCCTTCTTTGTCTGTTTCGGACGCGTAGATCTTTTTGAAATACTGTTCTTCGGGGTCGCCTGTGCCCGGTCTGAATGTATGGTCCGACGCATCCCCAAGTACCAATGATCGATTCTCGTTAACAGAGCCCGTAATCGTTCCAACATTTTTAATCTCCTCGTGATTTGCGGCGATCAGTTTGCGCATCTCCGCATTATCCTTGAGCAGCGCATTAAGCTCAGACTTGTCGCTGACTACCTTTGTCTCGGCCCGGAGCTGGTTGATCGTAATCCGGTACTCTTCCCGGGCGGCTGCGATCTCTAGCCTGGTCTGCTCTTCGGCGTTATCGAACTTAGACTCGATCCAATGGTAAGTACGCAGACCGAAGATAATCCCGAATAATAGAAGCGCGCCGAATACAATCAATTTGGCAGTTTCAATGTATGCTGAAAAGGCTATCTTCATTGAACGTATACCGTGTTGTCGTGTACCTGGAAATGTAGGTGATATGCGTTACCCTCGACTTTATGATAGAGCACACACTTCTTCTCGGGCCGGCTGGGGTCATATATCCAATGCTTGTTCACATCGTCTACGATATTCTGGGGTACGGGGTAGACTGTAGATCTCAGGTCATAACCACGCAGTGGATCAGCACCATGCACCCCGGGATCTCCGTCCCTGTGTCCTGACGTAAATACTAGTCTACTGTATCGGACCTCCATCCAGCACACGAGGTCGATCAGTTTCGGGTGCCACGCGACTTCAAGCATCTCTCTGAGCACTTGTAAATTCTTAAATTCTATACTCATCCTTACCTCCATTTTGTTGTATATTATGCAGACATCTGATCCATACACCCTGGCCGATTGCAGTCAGTAACACTCCAAAGCCTAAAAGGGGTAGCGCCACGTCCCAGTTGCCTTTGTCCATTTGCAACGCGACAAAGATCCCAATAGTCGAGTCTACGCCCGAGATAATAATCATCATCCATTCGATCCACGCGAATTTCAGAATATGAGGGAGGCTCTGAGGGTTCATCCATTGATAGCTCCTTATTTACTTATCTTCTTGACAGTCAAGATAGTGCTTGGAGTTGCCGGTCTGGTTGGACTTGCCTGCGCAGCTATAGCCAAAAGCTGATCATTCGTTGAGCTCCCCACCCAGAACATTTCAATCTTATCTCCGGCGGCCAAGTCAAGAGCGATGTCTGCTACAGAAACAACCACATTCGACGCTGTTGCAATCTGAACTCGCGTATTCGACCGATCTACATTAACACCATTTTTCCTGAACCAAATATCAATTGTAGTCCCGTTACCTGACGTGCAGTCACACAAAGTCGAAAAGATAAACCCGTAACAACCAACCGCGGATAAAGTGATAATTGAACTATTTGTCCCTGTATGTGTCCCGCTTTGACTCCCTGAAGTATTAACCGCTGCACCCTGCGGCGTCGCAGATATTTCAAAACTGTCCGTTCCAAATCCCGCAGAGATTATATAATACTTTGTCCCGGGCGTAATTCCTGTAGGGAGAGCCCCATCTGTGGTAAAAACCACAGGGCTATCTACATAAAGGCCATGCCCTGCCCAATGGACAACCACAGGAGTTGCGATATCGATAGTTACTGTCCCTGTCTTGCCTTTCGTTACACCCGTCTCATGTTCAACGGTATCAAAAGTCATAGCCCAAGGGACAGAAGTTGAAGTCAGGGTATGCGTTGTGCTGTCCGAATAAATTCCATGTCTGATTGTATAAGCCGCATAAAGGTCTGAATTAAGAGCGAAGCCGCTGACCCAAGAGCCTGAACCGTAATACTGAATCTCGAAACCCCCGGCAGCCAGAGTGGTAAGACGCCATTTATCAGCATCGTTGTCGCCTTCATCCGCGATTAGACTAAGAACTGCGTCCCCTGCTTCAGTCCCAGTGATGGTAGCAGCCTGACTGAAAAAATTGTTTGTTATTGAGGTATTCCCCCAGGTAGCTGTGTTCGAGCCGTAACCCTCCGCCATATGCCCTATAACTATCTCATTTGTATCTCCATCAGCATAAGGCTGGGTTTGATAACCGATAAAGATAGAATTTGCACCCGTAGTGTTGTCGATTAATCCATTAACTACTGAACCAGCCCTAGTCCCAAGAGCTACATTCCAGTCGCCAGTAGTAATATTATTAAGGGCAAGATATCCAACGGCTGTATTCTCCCTTCCTTCAGTTATACTCAACATCGAAGTATAACCAACGGCTGTATTATAAGCACCTGTAGTAATGTCTCTCATAGACTCATTGCCAATTGCAACGTTCGCAGTATGACTATTTCCCATTACTCCGTATAGCGCGTGAAAACCAAGAGCCGTATTGTAGTTTCCTGTCTGATTATGGTAACCTGCCGCGTTTCCAATTAATGTATTCCGGTCTCCTGTCGTAAGACTTCTCCCTGCCGAAGACCCTACAATAGTGCTAGATAAAGCCTCTGTAGCATTAAGCCCTGCCGAAGCTCCAATCATTACATTGCCGGTTCCTGTAGTAAGTGCACTCCCTGCACCTTCACCTATAAGAATTCGAGTGTCGGCATTATTCAAAAGCAGTTCAGATTTCCAAGCACCGCTTTCATAACTTTCTATTGAAAACTTTTTATCAGCAGCAGACGCTACAAATCTCCATTTATCTTCATTGTTGTCACCTTCGTCAGCATAGAGATTAATAATTCCATCTGCCCCCTCAGCGCCCTGAATAGTTACTCCACCGAACGTCGGACTCGCATCACTGCTCAGATCCTGGTTCACTATCGTATCCCCTTCAATAGTCAAACTCCGATTCGCCCCGACTACCTTGATCCCCAGCGTCCGATCCGCAGTGTCATCCTCATTCCAGTAGACCTCAAGCGTATTCGAAC